CAATGTGGTGTTTGTAAGCTATCGTCTGTTTATGTGCTTCATATGACGCGCGCCTAGAAAGGGTGTCCGTCTGGAAGTCATTCAACTCTTTCTTCAATCTGAATACCTCAGTCATCACGTCGTAAACGGTTTGAAACTTCGTGATGAAGTTTCCGTAGCCAAAGTACCAGATTTCTCCAGGCATACTATCTATTGTCAAAGTGGTTTGGAACCCCGTATCCAATTTGGTTACAACAAGTAAATAACAAATAATTAAATTAAATGTAACTGTTAGATACTGGTTGTAGTTTGTAACTGTAATATCAGGATGTTCAAGTAGACATAAGCTCAAAAGCTTGATGGGGTTTTTTGAGTCCATTGTTGTAATGTGATTTGGTTGCAATGTGATTTGGTTGCAATGTGATTTGGTTGCAATGTGATTTGGTTGCAATGTGATTTGGTTTATTAGTAAATTTATAAGAGTAAAAAAATTCAAATTTAACATAATTCAGTTTTACACAAATTTCCATACATTTAGTGGACCTATAGTCCGACCTAATCGGTTAGCTCGGCCAATAATCTGGGTCTCCATATCCTCAGTCATTTCATGATAAATAATGATATCGGTTGTATTTTCAAGATTAAGTCCTGCAGAATGACTACGTGCATTAAGTAATAGAATATTGATTTTGTGTTTTTTATATTTTTCAAGTAATTTAGCATCGCTTATATATTTTGTATATAACATCGGAAACTGTGATAAAACTTCGTCTATTAATTCAAATGTTTTATTATACTCAGAAAATATCAATAATTTTGTATTTAACCCAGTTTTCTCATATATTGTACTCACCACATTTCTAAAGTTTTCAAGTCGTGTTAAATGAGAACTCGGATTAATTGATACAATAGGAACCGATTCAACAACCTTAATAACAGTCAATGGCTGTCTACACATCGGACATTGGACATTTGGATTTAATTTATACAATTCTTCGATAGTCGATTCATTAAATAGCTGTTTACAACATTCAGTAACAACTGGATTATCTATATCTTCCATTGTAACTGGATCGATATTACATTCACTAATTCGTGTTTTTAGCTGTTGAATTCTTTCTCCTAATGTTTTAATTTTTATATCTAATTTTTCTTTTCGTAATTCTTTTTGATTTGCTGATAGTTGCATATCATGTAATGCATTAAGTTTAATATTCAAATTATGTAATTTTGTATACATCCCAGATGCAATTGTATTGATAATTGACATTGCAACTTTATTTGGTTCAATACCGTCAGTATGTTCAGTTATATATTGTTCACTTGTATATTGTTCAGTTGTCGCAGTAAGTGTTTTAATAATACTAGGTGGAACAAATCCAGTTAAAATCTGCTCCGTTTTAGTTGTACTTGATTCAACAATCGTAACATTAGATTCCAATAAACCCATTGATAGATCAACAAATTTATCATTATTCTTCATAAATATCGCATATTTGTTATCACCATTAAAATTCCATGTTTTTATAATAAATCCACGGTTTTTAATAGATGTAGAATATGTATCCCAAGATGCAGTTATAAACCAATAGAATTTTGCGTTTATTGCATGATTATCTGGTAATGATATATGTACTGTTTCATCGATAATCATACGTTTGAATAGACATTTAGTATACCCAAATTTATTAGCTATTTTATACCACTTGCCATATATTTTCGATCCAATTAAAATAACATCAGTATTATGAAGTCTATCGATGTGACCAAGTATGTCATCGTCAATACCTTCAAAATATTCATCTAAACTTTTTTGATTATAAATATAGATATATTTAAGTGTTGTATTTTCTAGATATGATACCCATTGTTGTATTACTGTAGATGGAACTACTAATATATTAGTTTTAAAACTCTTTATATCTCCATGTGATTCAGGTACTAAAACTGATGCAAATGGATTAATTCGAATACTATCATTATAAATAGCAATATCATTATTAAGTAATAGTATTGATAAAATTGTATAAGATTTACCGGATCCCACTTTATCACATATAATACCAAGTTTAGTATTAATTATATATTCAGGATTGATTTGTTTACCCTGTTCTAACATAATACATCTATGCGCTAATGTTCGTTGATGGTGTTTTAGTTTTATATATAATCCTACCGGTTGATTAATCATTGGATCTAATTCAGTTAACTCATACATTCTAAAATAAACCTCACGCCCCAGGGCTGCGGTTTAAATCCGATTTGCACAATATGATGTGATTTATGGTTTATATGTTTTTAAAATTGATTATACCATATATATTATAACTTATTCAATTTTAAATTTAATTAGTTCTTAATGCTCATAAGAATATAGTATGATCTCATAGGACATATATTATTTGAAATGTATTATGCATCATTACATAGACACGTCATATTGATAGACGTCTATAAGGTCACATCTGTCAACAAAGAGGATAATTTGGTATAAAAAAACAAATTTAGAAATGTATCTACACATTACACAATTTAATATCTTCTAAATTGTAGAGCATCTCTGCGGCGCGCGGGCCCATTGGGCTGCATTTTGCAGCAGAACAATATCCCGCAACTAACGGACCAATTACTGCATTCTGTTGCAGAATAATATCCCGCAATATTGCGGAAAAATTTCTACGCCCATCCGGCAGGATAGCATCTACGCGGTGCGTATAATCCAGAATGTTTTACATATTACCGTATTTAGATGTATATCGTTCCCAAATAAGATCACCTTTGTCATCCAGATCATACCAAATAATCGTTTCATCACTAGGCATTGTCGGATCCCTACAACCACATTCATCAAGTTCTCGAATTAGTTCTTTTGGATTCTCAATAATAACAAGGGTCTCGCCATGCTGACCACGATCGAATTGAGAACAATAATCAGTAGAATAGTCTGGCTCGCCATCAAGCCTTTTGGTAGTTTCCTTAAGTAGTCGGGTTGCTTCTTTCAACGTTTTAACGGTCTCACACACAACAAACGCACTTCCTAGATCATCACACACAACTCCAAACTCAGTGTTCTTCGGGGGTGATTCTTCGTTGCTCATTTTGTAGACTTTCCCAAAGAAACCAACGTATTGCTAAGAATATATATCATATAAAATATAGTTCTGAACAATTCAAATTTGGTATAATCATATCCTGCAGCTAGAATTACTGCTTCTGAATTATTATCACATACCCACGAATTATAAGAATATGGGATAACGCAATATGTGTTACCATATTTATCCGTTGCAGTTTTACTGGTATTGCATATTAATAAACTAGACCTTGTACAAATTCAACTAAATTGTTATATAAATCTTTTTTAGATACACAAATGTTCCGATGACTATGCCAATCAGATTTCTGACATTCTTTACTACAATAATACTCACTTTTGCATTTTTTACATAAAAGTAACTTTGATGCACGTGAATTACATGTTGCGCAGCATCTGGGGTAATTTTGTTCACGTATGATTCGCAGACGTTTAATATCTAATCTCAATACTGAATATGCAATTTCGAAATGTGTATAAGCACAATATTGTTCCTTAAATAGATCTAAATCAATAGATTTCACTGTATAAATAGAATCTTTAAATAAAATAGTGGGATCCATTATTAATATAAGTATCATAGGCGAATATAGTCCTACCAGTTTAGATGGACCCATTGGTGACGTATTTACTAATGAACATAATTTATCGATTCCGGATGTCGCAATTTGTTTGAGTGCATAAAATCCATTAAATTTTTGTACATCATTAAGTTTATATTCATTCATATATACTAACATAAGTGATAAAATACTTGTGTTGTAATCATAAAATTGATCACCATTATGCCAATATAATTCAAAATGTGTGATTACAACAACTGTTATTTTAGTTAATAATACATGTGAAATATAAAACAGTATACGTTCAGATATAATACCTGCAATTGGCTGTTTTGATTCAACTGCAAATATAATAAAATTAACGAACCATGTAGTCAAATAATTGTAGTTTCCATATTTTATAACTTTTTTAATACCTGTTATCATACGAATAAATTCGGCACGCTTATCTGCTGTACTTGGACGCTCAAAATGATTATTATATACATATATTAACATAGTGTCAATATCTTTGATTTCATCTTCGATAGATTGTGTTCTAATATTATCGGAATTCATCTTCTAAACGTCTACGCCCCTATAAACCTCACAGAAGTAAAGGTGTTTTTTATGTATACAATATACTATGATTAATTTCAAATTTCATATTAATCAATTTAAATCTTATTTAAAAAAACTTAATGCGAATATTCTACAAGATGGGCCTGAACGTATTTACAATGAACATGGAAAAAAATATATCAATCGACCCGATGTCATTATCACTACAGTATAAATGAAACTGTAATAATGATTTAATGTCCATAGTCGGATTCCAGGCGCTTATTTACTTCATCGATCAAACCGTCCACGTTGTAACATACAGACGAATCATCCTGATCATATGATGAGATCTCGAACAGAAAGTCGCCGGACATCTGTTGAACCAAGAAACTGATAAAAATTTCGTTGTCGCAGTCTTTTTTTCTTACGATGATTTCACCAGATGGGTCGAAAAAGTACGTCCAATTTTCTTGCATATTGAGCTTATAGCTCACAGCTTTCGTCAAAATGTAACGAGCTTTATATACTTGCGTATCGATTTCGACCCCCCGCCTCATATACTCATATCTTAAAGTTAGATGTGTATCCAGCGCAGCTTGCATCTCATCTACAATATTTGTCATTGTTCCAAACGTGGTTTTATAGTAAAAGTTTATAAAATTTAAGCTGCTAATAAAATAATTAAATTTAAAAATTCAAATTTTGCATACGTATATTTCTTAGTTATAATAGATATGATAATATATATGGGATTTGAATAGCTTTTATGTCTTCTTCAGGGGTATTATATGGGACAATTTTGAATAATTTCCCGTTTGCATTATTTTTTATATGATATTTACCAATATGGGCTTTTTTTACAACTTTCTTAATTTCCATACCATACATTTGTCGGAGATATTTATTAACTATTGTTATGACTCTTTTAAAATGTAATGCTTTATCTACTGATCCGGATACTGTAGATGGATCAGTACGTTTATCTTTGAATTCATATGATATTGTATCTAATTTACTTATAAATTCAGTTTCATGTTTCTTAATATTAATATACATATCTTCATACGTTATCATTTGAGATTCTTTTGTTGATTCATGAATAAATTCATTAAATCCCGTCATATTAACCATCCATATTGTTAAATAATGTTTCTGAAACACATAATTATAATGTAAATCTTTACTTTCATATGAATCATTAGAATCACTGCTACACGTCGGGATTGCATTATTGGATATTTCATTATTATACATAAGTATTTGATGATGTTCCATTTCATGAGATTTTATAGCGTTTAGAGATTCTAGAATAGTTGATTTTGCTGTTATCATTTTAAGGTTTTTATAAATTAATGTAATGGTTTGTCGATTATAATCCGCTACAAACTGCTTATTCATAGGTTTATACCAATTATATTTTAGTTGTATATTATGCTTATAATATTTCCCATATTCATCTTTAGTTACATCAAGTTGTGTACTCATTTTATCCTTAATCTCTTTAAATTCATCATATTCGATATCGGGACTGTTTGCTATGAATTCACATGATTTATCTAATAGAGTTTCTTTAGTTTTATTATGTATAGCGGCAATTGATCGTAATTCGGATTCAACTATATCATTATCTAATTCATGTATTTGAGCACCTGAATCGTATACTTGATCAATAAATCTTCGTACGAAATAATTTTTTGACAGATTTTCGATGCGTTTATTTTCTAGCCATAAATTGAAATATGTCGATTCATGATATTCGATTTTCCCATGTTTATCAAATTCAAAACTCAATGCTAGATTATTATCAATTTTCTTATATAGATTTGTACGGCTATCATATAGTTGTTTCTTAATATTTTTAGTATCTGTTGGTAATGTATTACCTTGGCCACATAAATAGATATAATAGCTCTGAGTTTTTATATTACGAATACGACCTATCATTTGACGACATGATTCTACATCACATGATTTATCTGTAAAATACCCAAATACTGCATCAAAATGTTCTAATTCGTAGCTAATACCAGCACTAACAGTGGGTGTATAGATAAGAATATCAAGTTCTGACCAATATGTATGAACATCGGAGAAGTGTTTATTTTTTTCGGATGCACTGGTTTTTGAACTATAAAGTTTAATTTTTTTATCTTTATATTTTTCACGCAATACTTCCTCAATCGTAATAGCCTCTGTATATGAGTTAATTGGAATCACAACTTTATTATTTTTGTCCAATAATTCATACAACTTCGACATCCATAGATTTCTATTAGAACAGAAATAGTATATATCATTGGCTGCGCGCTTAAATGTATTCCAATGGAAGAACATTGGATAATTCGGTCTTAAATTTTTAAGTGTATTATATGTTCGGTCACTGATATTAGCATCCATACAAATTACATATTTAGCTGTTGAAAGCATCCACTTAAATATAGCAAAATTAACATTAAATTTCTTATGCAATCCGCTATTAAATTGTTCAAATATGCTTTCGACTTCATCAAGAATTAGTAAATCGATTGGATCTGGTTGATAATTCATTTGAATCCGGAATAATGATTCAACTTGAATAATAAGTCGATTATGTCGGTTCTGATTTATCTCACCACTAATATTGGCATATGAAACAAAATCAGTAAATGTTGATTGAATACTTTTCGAAAATGTTTGTCTGAATGTTAACCATGTAATAACAGGCTGAATCCCCGCTGAATGAACAAAATATCGATCAATATAATCTTTAAGTGCCTTAGTTTTACCCATTTTCATTTGTGCCTTCACAACCAATGTATGTTTTAATTCATATGATCGCATTGTATTCTGATCATAAATGTTCGTAAAATCATTCGCCATTTTCTCCATTTCATTATTACTGTTGTGCATTCTAATATCGGATATATTTGTTTTAATCTCTTTAATACGTTTTTGTAGAACAGATAATGACTTAATTTGTGCATTATTTTCTTTTTTAACTTTAATATAAGTCCCATCGATATCAGATGATTCAATATCAATATTACCTAATAACCTCTCAGATGTCGCAGGTGCATGTCTACAAAATTCAACTACATCATATTGGATTATTTCAGGTGCATGGTCACATAGTTCGTCGATTGTCATATCAGGATCAATTCTGATGAGAGTTGGTTTACTGGGATCATATTTTAAAGATATCATTAATGTATTATCATTATCATGAATTCTATGACATATAGAACACATACTTGGAGATATTCTATCAAACATAAATAACATACCAGAAACATCTCGGAATTTATGATAATTGAGTAATCCGTTTTTTTCTGCAATTTTACAGACTTGATCGACAGCTTTATCTATATAATCATCACTTATTTTAGGATTATCTTTTGTTATAACATCGCATTTTTTTGACAATATTGGTAATTTAATACCGGGACAAATAACAGAATTCTTACGAGTTGCTATATCGATATTATACAATTCATGATTGGATATTGATTTTAGAAATCTAGAATGTTTAGGCTTAGTTGAATCAATTAATCTGAAATTTTGTATAGATTTATTAACTCCAATATCTAATACAAATTGTAATTTCGTATGTATTTTATTATAAACACCAGTTGTAATGTGTTTTGCTTCTTCATAATTAGCTACCATATAATTAGTCAATATAATATGATATGAATACTTATAATGATCGGAAGAACCTAATATATCTGTATGTCCTGATGAATCAAGGATTACAAATGATTGAGTTGATACAACAATATTATTACTTTCAAAATAATCAATATATAGCTGATCAGATATGATAGATAATATATATTTTAGTATAAGATGCATTTTTGCTGATCCATCAGATAAGATATCATCATTATATTCTAAATTTGTGATTGTTTCTATTTCGGAAAGCGTTAGATGTTGTAATTTTTCGACATCTACATCAAATTTTATTCTTTGTGGTCGATTCCCAATAATAACTTCGTGAAAACATCGTTCATTGATTGGTACTGAGTCTACATATATCCAGAAACTATCCCAATTATCGAATACTTTATAATTATTGTTAAATTCATCACGTATTATAATATCTGATTCAGTACAGTTATTTAGTGCTACAGTCGATGGGTCATGGGCGTTCTTATGATTAAGATATTTGTATGTATGCATTTTTTGATATTCCAGTGGTAATTTGTATATTTCCATAGGTATGACCATTTTTCATTTTTTAGTAACATACGCGTTGTCGCGGGTCAATTGCTGCCTACATTCGTTTGCAGAATCGTATCCCGCGGTGGAGTGGACATATTGGCCTACATTCGTTTGGTAGAATCGTATCCCGCGGTGGAGTGGACATATTGGCCTACATTCGTTTGCAGAATCATATCCCGCGATATGCGGGTCTATTAGTCTACATTTGTTTGCAGAATCGTATCCCGCGACATGCGGGTCCATTAGTCTACATTTGTTTGCAGAATCATATCCCGCGACATGCGGGCCCATTGCTACTGAATTTGGTCGAATCATATCCCGCGACATGCGGGTCTATTAGTCTACATTTGTTTGCAGAATCATATCCCGCGACATGCGGGTCCATTGCTGCCAAATTTGGTAGAATCATATCCCGCGATATGCGGGCCTATTGCTGCCTACATTCGTTTGCAGAATCGTATCCCGCGACATGCGGGCCCATTGCTGCCTACATTTGTTTGCAGAATCGTATCCCGCGACATGCGGGTCCATTAGTCTACATTCGTTTGCAGAATCATATCCCGCGACATGCGGGTCCATTGCTGCCAAATTTGGTAGAATCATATCCCGCGATATGCGGGTCTATTAGTCTACATTCGTTTGCAGAATCATATCCCGCGACATGCGGGTCCATTGCTGCCTACATTTGTTTGGTAGAATCGTATCCCGCGACATGCGGGTCTATTGCTGCTGAATTTGGTAGACTCGTATCCCGCGCAATGCGGAGCGACTAATATATACATTATAAGTTTTTTATGTGGATATTAATATAGTAAAATTGATATAGTAAAATTGATTAATTGTATAAAATGAATTATAAAATATTATATTCGGTTGGAATTGTAATATCAATTCTATTTATTATAACTATTGCGATTGAAATATTCTTAGAAGACGATTTTAAACCAAAATCATTATTCGGATATCTATTACTAAATACAGTTTTATCAGGCGTTATATCAACAGTTATTTTAGAAAAATTAGACACAAAAATAACGACATATAAACACATTCCTGTCAAAGAAAGTAATTTATAAAATGGCACTTTCAAATGAGGAAGAGATGTTATTACATGAGCTGGTATACGGATCTGAAGAAGTTGCAAATGAAAACAAAGAAATTCAGTTTGATAAGACAAAAGAGTTATTAGAGAAATTTGCCAATAATGAATCATCCGAGTTAGATGGTGCACTTGATATGATAAAACTTACATTATCCGTAGGATCTCCAGTTCCATCTATTTTGTTTTCTGAAATAGTTAATTCATGTGATATCAGTGATCAAGAAAAAATGTATTATAATAGTAAACTCCGAGATTTAATGCCAACCGAGGTTGGATGTATTCAGATTGGTGAATTTGTGGATGTAAAAGGACAAACTAGATCAGGATATATTGTATATAAAGAATGTGATGATAGTCATCATATCGAAGATGAAATTCGTAATTTTATAAGATTATATACAAATAATAAAGATATCCGTAAAAAGATTAAAGAAAGTATGTATACACAGCTTCATCAATTTTCTAGGACAGGTTATATGTCATATTTGCATCTTAAAGATCTAGGTGTAGATGTATTTAAGGCTTTAGAGACAAAATATCCTCCAGATTTTGATCATAATAAATTAGAATATAGTCCGTCTAAAGGAGTATTTTCATTATCATTACCGGATACAAAAAAAGTTGGTATATATATCGAGACGACTATTTAATCTTATTGGATCATATGTTTTTCTATCGAAATGTCTAACAAGTTTAAAAAATAAGAATGCATTATCGGTCCGCGGCTCATATAATAGCCAATACACCATCTAATACAATGGTTTTAGTATTATGATCTAAATTTTGAATCATAAATAGTTTTTTAGTGGATTCAATTGTTTCAATCGAATTGATATATAATTTAGTTGATTTAATTTTTGTATCAGATCTACGGATTTTGTTATTTGGATTAGGTATATTACTCTTATCCGGTATTTCCAGCATATAATATGTATTTTTCTTAACTATATATGATATATAAATATGTAATCTAGCTATTAATAGCTGTAAATCGTGAATAACTAGGTAATTACCATATATATTACCGTTTTGACTATCCATCCAACCAGCAATAAAACGTCCTAAAGATTGTGGACATAGCTTATAAATTTGAGAAGGTAATCCAATATGTCTATTTGATGCCAAATATGGTTTTGATATAAATAATTTACCCGTCTGTCGTCCTACATTGTACGCATTTTTAACAATATCTCCCGTTAAATTATCCGATAATGTAAATGTTGGTATACGCATATCAATTTCTAAATCATCGGTTGTAACTGGTGTTATTTTTTTATTATCAATAACTGCCCATGTTTGAGTATTTGTACATTTCAGACATGCACCATTACATAAAATAACTTTATGTAACTGTAATTTATTAGTATGTAATTGATGAATTAACACACGAAACCATCGTTTTCCGGACCATATTTCAATTTCTTTACTTGTATTAGCTAAATCACATATTTTAAATAACCCATTAATAGTATAAACCATGGTATCACCAACAACATGTAAATTAATTAATTCATGACTTTTATTTTCAATATCACCGATATCATATACTGATGATGGTGATGCATCGTGAATTTCATTTGATTCTAATTTATGAGATATGTCTGGGTTGAAAGTATCCATATTTAGTTGTTGTGATAAATCTGGAATAATAATATCTAATGCATTTGGTAAAGTCGAACTCATATTTTTTTAAAAAACCGAATTGTAAAAAATGAATCGAGTATACTATACTATATAAATGTAAAAATTGAAACGGGTATATTATTAATATTATTTATACTACTATAACCGTTCGATAAAGCCTATATATATCAATTCGGATATTATAATCCTCAAAAACCTAGTAAAAATGTCAATTGATGCGGCTATGCTTACTAAGGCCATGGAAAAGCTAACGGCCGATCTAACGGAGATTCTACTCGATAATCAGCGTGCTCTATTGGCTGATTTTGAGACTAAAAATAGTAATTTGACTGCTCAACTACAGCTACTTCTTAACAAATCCGATAGCGGTGGAGGATCAGCTGAGAAAAAGCTTCCTAAGCGAGTGGTCGCAACTACGACTGTAGCTAATACAACAGTTGAATTCCCTAATATGGTCGGATTTTCGGATGCAAATATCAAGGCAATCAATTCTCTTAATGACCGACGCACTCGTAATGTGTATATTAAGAAGCGATGTGCTGTTGATGAGGCTTACTATGCAACTATTCCGGAATCATTCCGTAATGAACACGAGAATGCAACTAATGCACCTGCTGAGAAGGCTAAGAAGGCAGGAGCTGAGACTCTCCGCGAATTTGTAGCATCTAAATGGTGGGATAGTCGTAAATCTGACAAGAGTTTCCTAGCTGAGATTACTAAGGAAATGGGTGAATGGATTGAGTTTATGCATGCAACTACGCCATCTACACCTGTTGCCGCTATGGATAATGAGTAAAAATTAAGTTTTATTTTTTAAAAAAATCATTAAACTATATTAAGTACGTGTCATAGCTGCTAACTTACGAACTTGATCTTTATGTGCTGCAACGGATCGTAGCATATCTTCACAGTTTTTATCAATATTACGACGCAACACAAATAAAATATCTTGAGTTTTCTTAATTTGCTTCATTGTCATATCACATGTCGTCTGAGATGTCCTAAGTAATTTAATACATGACTCTAAATCAGTCTCAATATTATCAAATTTACGCGCTCGAAACATTGTAATAACGTCGATTAATTTTTTTGAAACTCTATGTGGCATTCCCATTACCTCGTGATTCTCATTATAAAAATCATTCAGTGTTGTAATTTCATTCGAAATTGTTCCGACATGTTCCACATAATTAGTTCTTAAATTCATTATATCCGGGATCTTCTCCATTTCTTCCATATGTTGTTTATATTGTAGCCGGGCATCTTGCATTCGTTGCATAAGTTTCGCATCTTCTAGTCCAGATTGTGTAAATACATCCTCATTATCAAGATCAATTTGTCCATTATCATCAGATTCATCATCAACTAATAGTATTTGTCGTTCCTGAAGTCGACTACGCATAGTCGTGATTTCATCATCAACAGAAACGGTAATATTATCAGCCATATGTTTGGGTTATGAAAATTGAATATAATATATGAAATATAATATATTCAATATACAATGTGCAATTCGGTTTTTTTTGAATAATCTACTGCAAAAAATATTGCTACAAGTAGTGGAGTCTTTAAGTTTTCATATTAGACATCATTGCAAGAATTCGCCCATATTCATCACGACCCATTAGGTCTTTACTATTTTTTGTTGATAGATTAGGACGAATTGCATTGCGTGGCAAATCTGCGATATATTTACCATGAATATCCATTTTAAGTGATAATTTAGATTCAAGTTTCAATGTTTTTTCAATCGAATAATATCCAACTAATAGACACATATATGGTTTATCTTTATAAATATAAAATTTTAAATATTCTTTCTTATTACGTTTAAAATCAACCATATTAACAGCCATCATATATTCCTCTGCGATATTAGTAGGTAAGCTACTATTGAGTAATTCAATCAATTTTAATTTATCAAATGGCTCAACTTTTGTAACTTCTTTAAGTTTATCAAATATTGACATTAATCGGTCATGATAGTTACTAATTTCCCTTTCAGCCATCATAGGACGTTTATAGGTTCTAGAATCACTCATTTTTTCGAATTTATTCGTCTGAATTGGTTTGACTATGTTTGTATTTAATCATACAATCTAAACAAGCCGCTTTATATATATCATTAGATCCAATTAGTTCAATTTTCTTTTCTTGAGTAGTCCGCACTGTATATACAGCATCTATTGGTTTACCATCATTTGATTTACAGAACATGCAAATTGCCTTTAGAAATATAATATTTGTTGCAAATGACAATGTATCTGATATAGGTGTAAAAGGTTTATTCATAAAGTCACCATTCAATGCTGCGATATAAATATGTTTTCTTTTATAAATCCATTTTTTTACTACATTATATAAATCTGGATAGAATTGACCCTCATCAATTCCAATATGTCGGATATCATCGGGTATATCAATATCGGATAATTTATCAACTGCGAATATTTTCAACTTTTCTGGGTGTTCAATCTTATAAATTTTTTTATGTGTGCAAATTACATCTTCTTCAGAATATCTATTATCTTTTATATATTTAATCATTACACATTTCTGATCAGTATACAATACACGATCAATATACTCACATAATGCAGTTGTCTTACCACTAAACATAGGACCGATTATAAAAGTAAGTGACATATTTTTTTGGGGAAATAATGCTTAAATGTTCTAGATATAAATCATATAATAAATGATTCATTTTTAAAAAATAAAAATTTTACTTATAACTTTGAAGTTTATTTACTTACGATTGTGCTTACGGTAAGTAATCGCACGCAGCAGCTGATCACGAGTGCGCGGCTTGCCTTCAGACGACAGTGGGATACCCATTGACTTCGCTAGAGACTTGTAGTCCGACATAGATCGCTTGCCCGTAGATGCCTTAGAACCCGACGTGGACGAGCGGCGCTTCTTCTTACCGCCACCCGACGTGGACGAGCGGCGCTTCTTCTTGCTGCCAGACGAAGATGAACGACGCTTCTTGCTGCCGGATGAAGACGAACGCTTCTTCTTGCTGCCACCACCACTAGTCGAACGGCGCTTCTTGCTGCCGGATGAAGCCGAACGCTTCTTCTTGCTGCCAGACGAAGCCGAACGCTTCTTCTTGCTGCCAGACGAAGACGAACGCTTCTTGCTGCCACTACC